AATCAGTTATCAATGATGGAAGATGCACTTGTTATCTATAGGATATCAAGGGCACCAGAAAGAAGAATTTTCTACATTGATGTAGGAAACCTTCCAAAGGCAAAGGCAGAACAGTATCTTGCAGATACTATGAACAAGTATAGAAATAAACTTGTTTATAACGCAGATACAGGCGAAATCAAAGATGATAGACGCCATATGTCAATGCTAGAAGATTTTTGGTTACCACGAAGAGAAGGTGGTCGAGGAACAGAGATTACAACTCTTCCAGGTGGTCAGAATCTTGCAGAGATAGAAGATATAGAATACTTTAAGAAGAAACTATATCGTTCTTTAAATGTGCCTATCTCTAGACTTGAAGCTGATAATGGTTTCAATATGGGTAGGGCATCTGAGATAAGTAGAGATGAACTTAAATTTAATAAGTTCACAAAGAGATTACAAACAAAATTTGCAAGACTCTTTACAGACTTACTTAGAACACAATTAGTTTTAAAAAATGTTGTGTCAGGAGAAGAGTTTGATAGTTTCAAAGATTTTATATATTATGATTTTGCAACAGATAATCACTTCCAAGAATTAAAAGAGGGAGAGATTATAAGAGAAAGATTAGATATTCTTTCACAGGCAGAATCGTATGTTGGGAAATATTTTTCTGATGCTTATGTCAGAAAACATATTCTTCATTTCTCAGAAGACGACATTGAACGAATACAAGGTGAGATGGACGGCGAAGGACATGAAGATGATAGTGATGGATTTTAGAGGATAATATGTCAGAGATAAGTAAAAAAATAGTAGACCAGATAGAATCTGGTAAATTAAACGATGCCAAAGATACAATAAATCAAGGCATAAAACAAAAGGCTGCTGATGCTGTCGATATGAAAAGAGTCGAGATGTCAGTAGATTGGAATAATGGCGAAAACTTGGGAACAGATAACATCGATTCTTAATGAGGCAAAGTTTAAACTGCCTCGTGGACAGAAAGAAGTTAAGAAAGCTACAGAAAAATTAGGTAGCAAAACGCTGGATGTAAGATACGGCGAAGATAAACGAGGAAAGATTTATGTTTACATAGATGGTGTTTCAATGGGAGACCCATATATGAATATGAAGGCCGCAGACAAAGAGATGAAAAACATTAAAGGTATTATGAAACAATTGGGTGAAGAGAACATCTCAAAAGAAGAAATATTGAATGTCATACAGGAGACAAACAAATGAAATTAATATCAGAATTTAACGATTACCAAGTATCACCAATTATTGTTGAAGAAAACGAAAAGGGTGAAAAAGAACACTTTATTGAAGGAGTGTTCATGCAGGCAGACATCAAAAACAGAAATGGCCGTGTATATCCAAAACAAGTCATGAAAAAAGAAGTAGACCGATATGTTAAAGAGTTCGTAAACAAAGATAGAGCATTCGGTGAGTTAGGACATCCTGATGGTCCAACAATCAATTTAGACAAAGTATCCCACATGATTACCAAATTAGAAGAAGAAGGTTCTAATTTCGTGGGAAGAGCAAAGATTTTATCAACACCAAACGGTCAAATAGTTAAGAATTTGATTAATGACGGTGCCAAATTAGGAGTTTCATCAAGAGGTTTAGGTTCGCTTGAACAACGAGGTGGTGCTCAATTTGTAAAAGATGATTTTCAGTTGGCAACTGCCGCTGATATTGTCGCAGACCCAAGTGCTCCAGAGGCCTTCGTAGAAGGAATCATGGAAGGAGTTGAATGGGTTTATGAATCTGGTATCTTAAAAGCAAGGGATTTCGAGTCAATGCAGAAAGAATTAAAGTCTGCAAGACTGAATAAACTTGAAGAAACCAAATTAAATTTATGGAAGAAGTTCGTAGAGAACCTATAATATATAAATAAAAGAGTTAAGCTAAAACTCAAACAGGAGAAACAAATGGCAGATTTAGAAAAAAACCTAGAACAGGCAATCGAAGAGGCACTTCAGCCGAATTCGAAAGCTGAAAAAGGTGACTCAAAACCTGTTAAGCAAGGTTCATCAGACGCCGCTAAAATTGAAAGTGGTAAAGGTGAAGTCGTCAAACCAGAAGAAAATCCTGTTGACAAAGCAGTTGCATCTATTAAGAGTGCAGAGAAAGGAACTAAAGAAGTTAAGGGCGATGCCCAACAGAAAGGTGAATCTCCTGCCGAGAAGCAAGTAAAGTTGAAAAAAGTTTCAGAAGAAGAAGAATCTGATAGTGAAGACACTATTGCAGAAAACGCTCCTTCTAAAATGGAAAATATCAAGGCTATGGTCAACACTATGAAGGATATGAGTAAAGAAGACCTACAGGCAGTATATGTCGAAATGGTCGAAGACGCTCAAGAGGTTGACGAATCCTTGACTAAAGCAGAAATCGCAAGAAACATTGTAGAATTCTTAAAAGGTTCTACAGAAGAAATAGTCGCAGAAGAAGCTTCTAAACTTGATGAATTAAACGCAAGTAAAGATTCAGAAGAAGATGAAGAAGACGAAGATGACGAAGAAGAAGTCGCTGAAGAAGACGACAAAGAAGACGAAGACGAAGAAGACGAAGATGACGAAGAAGAAGTCAAAGAGTCTAAAAAAGTTGAGTCTGAATTAGTTGAGATGGAAATAGAAGACGACCTATCTAAAATCTCAGAAGCTCTTGACTTATCAGATGAAAATGCTGATAAAGCAAGAACAATCTTCAAGGCCGCTGTGTCATCTAAAGTTTCTGAAATTAAAGAAGAATTAGAGAAAGACTATTCACAGAATTTACAAACCTCAGTAGAGAAAATCAAAGGCGACCTTAGTGAAGCAGTTGATAAGTATCTATCATATTGTGCAGAAGAGTGGACGAAAGAAAACGAACTTGCAATCGAAAGAGGTTTGAGGTCAGAAATGACAGATAACTTCATTGATGGACTTAAAACATTGTTCGTAGAACATTATGTTGAGATTCCAGAAGATAAGTATAATGTTATTGATGAACTCGCAAATCGTCTTGATGAGATGGAAGATAAACTAGACGCTGAAGTATCTAAAAATATGGAAGTTGTCGAAGAGAACGACCAACTCAAAAGAGGCAATGTGGTTAGAGAGGCATGTAATGACCTAACTGAATCACAAAAAGAGAAGATGATTTCCCTTGCAGAAGGTGTAGATTTTACAAGTTCAGAAGACTTTCAAGAGAAAGTTGAAGAACTTAAAAATGCATACTTTCCAAAAGACGAAAACATCGCAGAAGAAACTGTAGTAGAAGAAGGGACTGGTGAGTTCGCATCTGATGATGAGAAAATCATTGACCCTGCTATGAATCAGTATTCAACTGCAATTAGTAAACTTAAACCATTAGGTTAATAATTAATAGGAAATAAGATATGTTTTTATCAGAAAACTTACAGGAAAAGTGGGAGCCTATTCTAGAGCACGGAGATTTACCAAAAATCGAAGACAACTACAAGAAAGCAGTCACAGCAGTTATCCTAGAAAACCAAGAGAAAGCACTGGCAGAAGACAGAGCTACTCTTGAAGAAGCTGCACCTATTAATGCTACTGGCACTGGAATTAGTAATTGGGACCCAATCCTAATATCACTAGTTCGAAGAGCTATGCCAAATCTCGTTGCTTACGACATTTGCGGTGTTCAACCGATGACTGGTCCTACAGGACTTATCTTCGCTATGAAAGCAAGATACCAAGATTATCCATCTGGAACAAGATTAGCACAATCAGAAGCTATGGGTGTTAATGAGCCAAGAACTGCTCATTCAGCCGCAGCTAACACTGATAACGCTGGTGTTGATTCAGACCCAGAGGGCGACCCATTTGCAGGTTCATCTGCATACCAAAACGCTACCTCTACAGGGATGAGCACAGCTACATCAGAGGCATTAGGCGATGCGGCCAATAACGCATTTGCTGAAATGTCATTCACAATTGAGAAATCAACTGTGACTGCTGTATCCAGAGCATTAAAAGCAGAATACACTCTAGAACTTGCACAAGACCTTAAAGCAATCCACGGTCTTGACGCTGAATCTGAGTTAGCAAACATTCTTTCAAGTGAAATACTTGCAGAGATTAACAGAGAAGTTGTAAGGGAAGTAAACAACCAAGCAAAAACTGGTGCAGCCGCAACAGCATCTGCTGGTACTTTCAACTTAGATGTTGACGCTAACGGAAGATGGTCAGTTGAAAAGTTCAAAGGTTTATTGTTCCAAATCGAAAGAGAATCAAATACAATCGCAAAAGAAACTCGTAGAGGTAAAGGAAACTTTATTCTATGTTCTTCTGATGTTGCATCTGCTCTTTCAATGGCAGGCGTATTAGATTACGCTCCAGCATTATCAACTAACTTGAATGTTGATGACACAGGCAACACATTTGCTGGTGTTTTAAACGGAAGAGTTAAAGTGTATGTTGACCCTTATGCAGGTTCAGACTACATGACAGTTGGTTACAGAGGGTCTAACCCTTATGACGCTGGTATGTTCTATTGCCCATATGTTCCACTACAAATGGTGAGAGCAGTTGGCGAGAACACTTTCCAACCAAAAATCGGATTCAAAACAAGATACGGAATGGTTTCAAACCCATTCGTAGGTGCTACACCTGCTAACGGTCTTGCTTCTGATGGAACAAACCAATATTACAGAAAAATCGCAGTGTCTAACATTATGTAATTTTTCTTAATCGAGTTTTTCGATTTAAAGGGGTCTTTTTTAAGACCCCTTTTTTTATGCACTAAATAATAATGTATCATTAAGATACAGACATAACACACATACACACAGGAGGAAATTATGTCAAATCAAACCAAATCAGGCTTCGAAATCAGAGCCGACTTACTAAACCAAGCACAAGGATTACTAGAAGGTAATATCTACAGAAACAATGACGCTGTGAATACTCACAACGATTCATTCCCTAATGATAAAAAACCTTTGGGTGACCAATTCGTATCTACAGAAGATGTTATATCTACTGCAAGACAACTTAATGAGTTTGTAAACGAGAAGTAAGGTATTTGGGGAACTTCGGTTCCCCATTTAGATAAATAGTGGTATGGCTTATAAAACAAATATAAACAAATCAGTATTAAACAGAAATAACTTTAGACTTGTAATAGATAAAGTTCCTACTGTAGAGTATTTTGTTAGAACAGTAAACATACCAGGTGTTCAGTTTGGAGAAACAGTTCAGTCTGCTGGTGTTGGTCTTGATGCATTTTTTCCAGGTGATAAGGCAACATTCGACACACTAGAAGTATCATTCATAGTTGATGAAGACTTAGGAAACTTTATAGAGATATACAATTGGATAGACTCTATAGTTCCTTTGAGTGACCCAGCATTGTATGGTTCGTTTACAGGAACTGCAAAATCA